TATCCCAGTTGTGGCAGTAGACATGGAAGAGGCAGAGCGTATTGGACTAATTAAGATTGACGCACTTGGTCTAAAGACTTTGTCTGTACTAAAGGATACACTCAATATTGTCGAAGAGCGTCACGATAAAAAGATTGACCTGCTATCTGTTGACATGGAAGATGCCAATGTATATCGCATGCTTTCTGATGGTTATACCAAGGGCGTGTTCCAGTGTGAAGCTACTCCGTATACAAATCTACTAGTTAAGATGGGCGTGAAGAACCTAGCAGAGCTTGCTGCTTCTAACGCTCTAGTTCGTCCAGGTGCTGCTAATACAATTGGTAAAGACTATATTGCTCGTAAGCAGGGTCGTCAAAATATTGACTACAAGCACCAAGTTATGAAGTCCTTTACTGCAGAAACTTATGGATGTATTCTATATCAGGAACAGGTTATGCAGGCTTGTACAGAACTTGGCGGTATGACAATGGCTGAGGCAGACAAGGTTCGTAAGATCATTGGTAAGAAAAAGGATGCTAAGGAATTTGACCAGTTTAAGGACAAGTTCGTTAAGGGTGCATCACGATTCCTATCGCCAAACGTTGCTGAAGACCTATGGACAGACTTTGAAGCACACGCTGGATACTCTTTCAATAAGTCTCACGCTGTGGCTTATTCAACACTCTCATATTGGACAGCATGGCTAAAGTACCATTATCCTCTAGAGTTTATGTACTCAATTCTCAAGAACGAGAAGGATAAAGATGCACGTACAGAATACCTAATTGAGACTAAGCGTATGGGAATCTCAATTAAGCTCCCACACGTAAACGATTCAGATGCTGACTTCAAGATTGAGGGTAAGGGCATTAGATTTGGACTTACTGGAATTAAGTATATCTCAGATAATATTGCCTCTAAATATATGGCTGCACGTCCATTTAATAGCTACAAAGAGCTTGAAGAGTTTACGTTTGGCAAGGGTAATGGTGTTAATAGTCGTGCACTACAGGCAATGAGAGTAATTGGTGCTGCTACATTCCAAGATCAGCCACGAAATGACCAAGAGATTCGTGAGAACCTATACGAATATCTAAATCTACCAGAATTTAATATCACAGTGCCTCAGCACTATCACGCATTCATTAGTGACGTAGAAGAGTTTGAGGAAAAGGGTTCGTTCATTTTGATGGGTATGGTAAAAGAGATTAAGCGTGGCAAGGGTTGGTCACGTGTAGAAATTCTAGACAAAACAGGAAGTGTAGGTATATTTGACGATGAGCAGTCTGCAATCGAAACTGGAAAAACATATCTTATTTTGGCTAGCGATAATCGCATTACTGAAGCCATCCAGATTGATGAGATTGGTAAGGTTGATTCGGCACTTGTAAAGTATCTAAACTACAAGCAATTGCCATATAAAGACGAAGAAATGTTTGTTGTCTCATTTAAGTCACGCATAACCAAGGCTGGCAAGAAGATGGCAACACTTACTTTGGCAGATGCATCTAGAGAACTGCACCCTGTGACAGTATTCCCTACTGCATATGCTAAGGCTTATATGAAGATTCAGGAAGGATCTGCATACAAATTTGATTTGGGTAAAACCAAGGATGGAACAATAATTATGGAGGATGTACATGCAATTTGATGATTGGGCAGAAGAGCTACACAAGACTGCCGTAGCTAAAGGCTTTTGGCCAGAAGACGTAGATGATATCTTCATTACAAAGCAGTTGATGATGATTGTGTCAGAAGCTGTAGAGGTCATGGAGGCTATCAGAAAGGATAAGGGAGAAGACCAAATCGCTGATGAAATGGCAGATATCCTTATTAGAACTTTTGATCTATACGCAGGGCTAGTGGAGCATGGGTATACCAGAACTTCGCTAGACTATGCTATGGAGAAGAAGACAAGCTTCAACAAGACAAGGCCAGAAAAGCACGGGGTAAAGTTCTAATGACAGTAAGTGTAGAAGACGTACTAGCACAGCTTAATCCAAAGCTACGTAAAAACATTATGGTTGGAGATTCAGTTCCAGAGACAGAGTTTCAACCAACACCAAGCTTTGGCCTTAATAGAGCACTTAATGGTGGATTGCCATATGGTCGCCAGGTATTGATTTGGGGATCTAAGTCATCTGCAAAGTCATCTGTATGTCTACAGACAATTGCTCTTGCACAAAAAGAGGGAAAGATCTGTGCATGGATTGATGCTGAAATGTCATATGACAAATCATGGGCAGAACGCCTAGGTGTAGATACATCAAAGCTTATCGTGTCTCAAGCACGTACAATCAATGACATGGTTGACGTTGGTACTCAGCTGATGAATGCTGGAGTAGACATAATAGTTGTTGACTCTATTACATCTCTGCTGCCTGCAATCTACTTTGAGAAAGACTCTGATGAGCTCAAGCAGCTAGAAAATACTAAGCAGATTGGTGCAGAAGCTAGAGACTTTAGCAATGCAGTAAAGATGCTTAACTATGCAAACAACAAGGTTAAGCCTACGCTACTAATCTTTATTAGTCAGTCTAGAAATAACATTAGTGCTATGTACACTAGCCAGCAACCAACTGGAGGTACATCTGTTAAGTTCTACTCATCTACTATCATTAAGCTGTTCTCATCTGAGTCAGATAATCAAGCAATTAAGGGGAAGATCCATGTTGGAGACAAGTTCATCGAAGAAAAGATTGGCAGAAAAGTTCGCTGGGACCTTCAGTTCTCTAAGACTTCTCCTGCTTTCCAAGGTGGCGAGTATGATTTCTATTTTAGAGGCGATGATGTTGGTGTTGACAGTATTGGTGATCTTGTTGACACAGCAGAACAGCTAGGAATTGTCAATAGAACTGGTGCATGGTATCAGCTAGATGATGGAACAAAAATCCAGGGTAGAGATGCCTTTGTGGCTAGAGTAAAGGAAGACCTAGACCTTCAAGACTCTATTAAGGCAAAGCTTAATGGCTAAGTACACAGTTTACAATGGTAAGTTTCCATGCCATACATGCAAGATAGAAGTAACATCACTACGCTCATATCCAGATACTAAAGAGCTAACTTGGATGTGCAAAAATGGTCACATTAGTAAGGTATCTCTAGCAACTAAAAAGAAGAAGGACTATGAGCGAGAGAAGTGAGAGCAAGAGGATAGGTGCTAAGCAGCATAAGAATTCTGGTAGAAATACCAAGAAGGGCGATGCTACTTGGCATAACTTCACTGTAGACTTTAAGGAATATCCAAAGGGTTTTACAGTTAACAAGGATAACTGGGCCAAAGCAGTTACTGATGCTATCAAAAATGGCAATGACCCAGCTATCTTTGTTGTTCTTGGCGAGGGTAACCAAAAGGTACGCCTAGCCATAATTGAGGTTGAGATGCTTGAGCAATTAATTGATAATGTATAATAGTAATATGGCAGAGCAAATTAAAAACCTATTTGATATAGAAGAGGCAGAGTACCTCAAAAAGCTTATAGATGATGAAAAGGCAAAGCGTACAGTCTTTGTTTGGGATGAGTTTAGCGGAGACCAGTTTCCACAAGAGATGATGGATAGTGCTGAACATATGGTCCAAAATGTTAGCCTTGGAAAAATAATGTTTAATCTTAGCATCCCAGACTCACTCAAAGACAAGCTTGTTGGAGTAGCAAAATATATGGGATATGATGTTGAATACTTTTGTGCAACCTACACAGAATATTCTAGAGACTATGGTAGCCCAGTGTTAACGCCACACAAGGATAGACAAAACTTTTGTCTCATTGATTATCAACTAGATGCTAACACATCGTGGCCACTATTTGTTGAGGAACAGATTTTTGATCTATCTAACAATGATGGCTTAATCTTTCTGCCATCTCAGATGGTTCATGGAAGACCAGAAAAAGTATTCCTAGATAAAGAGTTTGTCAAGATGATCTTTTTTGATATGAAGTTGGTGAATGAATGATCCCATTAGACAATTTTGTTATAGATAATATATTTACTGATGAAGAAATCTCAATAATCTATGATCATGTAAATAATACTCCAGAGGAAAAGAGATACCTCCAGGATTGTTTTGGACACACCGCTTATTTTTCCTGGCTTCCAGAAAGCATTATTAAAAAGATTGAAAAGGTGGTTGCTGAAAACTTTGATATGCCACTAGTACTTAGAGAGCTTTCTTTTGCAAGATATGATACAGCAGATGGAAAGAAGCCAGCCCTATATCCTCATTTCGATGAAACATTTCAGGAACAAAGGGTAACTGTAGACATCCAGGTTAAATCAACAATGCCATGGGCAATCGTTGTTGAGGATAGTCCATATGTTCTTAAAGATAATCAAGCTTTGGTGTTTGGTGGAACACATCAGATTCATTGGCGAGAAAAGGTTGAGTTTTCAGATGCTGATTACGTAGATATGATATTCTGCCATTTTTCAGAACCAATTGGTGTGGCAATTCCTAACTCACCAGAACACCTAAAAGAAATGTCTGAAAAACAGCAAAAATATAGAGATGCCTATTACGCAAACTAGAGTTTTATGGTAAAATTGTATAAACTGAGAGGTACAAAATGAATAATAATAATGTAGCACCAATGCATAAATGGCTAACAGACTTTGATAAGTACAACAAGCCTTTGCCAATCTATATCGAAAAACCATTCAATGAGCAGCAGATTGAGCTGTTGCGTGGGGTAATTGAAAATAACCGCAGCCTAATGAATAACGCTCAGTATGATCGTCTTCAGGGCAGCCAAGAGCAGTACTATGGCGAGACAAGATTCCACCCAAAGAAGATTGTTCATATGTCAAGACTACTCATTGAGTTTGTATGCCCACCAGAGATTGAGGCGGTAATGGATTCCTATGCAAAGCCTTTGCACCAGGATCCAATCAGGCTAACTCACTATAATTATATTGACTACAATATGGCATATGGAGATGGCAAGCATGCACCATCACTCCCACCACACCTAGATGCAGATGAGAACTTGGTAACATTTAACTACTGCCTTGACCAGAATATTGAAGACTGGACATTGTGGGTAGAAGATAAGGAGTATGAGCTAAAGAAGGGTGATGCCATCATCTTTAGTGCTGTTAACCAGGTTCACTGGAGACCAAAGCGTAAGTGGAAAGAGGGAGAGTTTTGCGAAATCGTAAGCTTTGACTACTGTCCAGTTACAAACTATAGATGGACTGGACAGACAAATCCCATTGATCCAATGGAGAGATTTGCTGAAAGACAGGCATATCAGGATGAAGTGGCCAAGCACCCAAAGATGGTTGCTGCATGGGAAATTTACAATGCTATGGGCCTAGATGCTGGCATTCCACAGCAAGATATTGCAGGTTTTGTAAATGAGTAATGAAACAACACTAGATATGATTAACGGTCTTGCAGAGGTAGCAGATTACATGCAGGACGAGGAATTGACAACGGCACTAACGTTTATAGCTAAGCTTATTGTTAAGCCAGACATTCCTCTACAAGTTGCAACAATTGAGATCGTACGCCTACAGGCAATTGCTGCTAAAATGTCTTTTAAGGCAACCTGGATGGCAAACGTAGATAAGGGAGATAGAGCGAAGAAGAACTTGTACTTTACTGCTGCAGAATCAATCAATAACTTGGTTGCTGCTCTTAAGTACATCACTCGCTAAGTGGTAATATGGCTAAAAATTTATTGAGTCAGGTAATGTTGAAAAAGGTTGAAGAAAAGCCTAACATGTTTATTAAGCCTGAAGAACTAATTGCAAAGATTCATCATGGTTATACTGTAACTCGTGTAGCAAAATTTCAAAAGAAAAAGACTTTTGCTCCTAGCACGATTGCATACTCACATGGAGAATGTCCAAGATATTGGTACCTAGCATTTGATGGTGCAATGTTTGAGGACAATGCTGATGCTTATGGCGTGGCAAATATGACATCTGGAACTCTATCTCACGATAGAATTCAGACAGCTATGCTAAACTCTGGCCTAGCAAAAGAGTTTGTTGATGATAACGGCAACAAGACTACTGAATTTAAAATCGTTAGCCAGGATCCACCAATTTTTGGATATGGCGATGCAATGTTGGAATGGGCAGGGGAAGACATTGTTGGAGAAATTAAAACCATGCCAAGCGAAGGTTTTGAGTATAGAAAAGCACATGGTAAGCCAAAGACTGGCCACCTAGTTCAGCTGCTTATTTATATGAAAATCCTTGGCAAATCAAAGGGTGTTCTTATATATGAGAATAAGAATAACCATGACTTGTTGGTATTGCCTATTGAGGTAAAGCCAGGAAGTTATCTAGTATCGTGGGTAAATCAGGCTTTTGATTGGATGAGAGAAGTTCGTAAGGCGTGGACAGATAGAACATTGCCAGAAAAGAACTACCGTTCAAATTCAAAAATTTGCAAGACGTGTCCTATTCAGGCTGCGTGTGCAGAGGCTGGCAAGGGAGAGATCAAAATTAAATCTCTGGAGCCAATAGATGAAACATTGTCAATGGTGTGACACTAACTTTACACCAAAAACTTCTTACCAGATATATTGCTCAGCACTTTGCCGTGACGAAGCAACAAAAGAAAAAATTGCACAGCGTTATGAAAAGACACGTAGGGAAAGACGAAAAAACAAAGATCGTCGTTGCAAAATTTGTAATGCCATATTGTCAATTTATAACGATGAAAAGACATGTGAGTCATGTCTGATTGATCCTAAACAGATTAATCGTGTACTTAGACAAATTAAGGGGATAGCTAGTGGTAAAACTGAACTCAATAGTGGGGAAGCCAGCCAAGATTCTAGCAATTGATGCAAGCACTAATAGCCTTGCATTTGCCATGTTTGATTCTAAGGATCTAGTTTCTTTTGGAAAAATAAAATATAGTGGTATCACAACATACGACAAGGTCATAGATGCATGCAAGAAAACAAAAGCTTTCTTGGACATCTATGGCCCTGTTGATGCCATTGTGATTGAACACACTGTATTTATGAACAGCCCAAAGACAGCAGCTGACTTGGCATTGGTGCAGGGCGGACTTCTTGGTGCAGCTGGACTGTCTGGAGTAACACAAATAAAGTCTGTGGCACCAATCACATGGCAAAATTATATTGGCAATAAGAAGCTCACTAAAGAAGAAAAGTTTGCTATACGTCAGCAAAATCCTGGAAAATCAGAGTCGTGGTTTAAGACCTATGAAAGAAATCTCAGAAAAGAAAAAACTATTAATTATATTAATATTCAATACGATAGGGTGGTTAGCGATAATGACGTTGCTGACGCTATTGGTATTGGGCACTATGCGATAAATAACTGGGAGAGGTTGACAAACTAATGGCAAAGCTGTATACTAATGAGCTATGGCTTCGAAAAAGATTTGTGATAGATAAGAAGTCACCTGAAGATATTGCAAAGGAATGCGGAGTTAGCCTAGAGACTATCTATGTATATCTTGCAAAATTTGGACTAAGAAAGAGTAGAAGATGAGCGATAAACTTAAGATTACGGTTGATCAGGTCAACCATCCAACACACTATACCAGCCATCCAAGCGGTATTGAGGCATTGCAGATTACTAGACACATGAACTTTAACCTTGGAAATGCCATGAAGTATATTTGGAGAGCAGGCATTAAGAGCGAAGACAAGCACATAGAAGATCTTGAGAAGGCAATCTTTTATATTCAGGATGAGATTAAGCGTATTAAGGGTGAGTTTTAGTTGGGTCGTAAAAAAGGTATTGCACCAGTAGCTCCTAGCAAGTTTGCAAGAGAGCACTCAATGCTAATTAACGGATTTGAGATTGTCCGTGGTGATATAATTAAGATTAGTGGAGAATACGGACTAAAGTTCAAGTTTGATGCTGTAGTGACAAATACTGAGACAGGTTCTGTCTGGGTAGATTGCTTTGAAATCTATAGAGGGCAATCGCATAGCTATAGGTCATTCGCTATTGACAAGGTCAAGAGAATTCCACAGAAGGGCAAGAGGGCAAGAAAGAATGTCTCCGCAAATTGAATATCTAGATTCGCCAACAAGAGTCTGGATTATTGATGACTTTTTAAGTACAGAGCTTGCTACACAGCTTTCTGACGAGTTTTATAGCTATGATGATGAGAGATGGCTAACAAGGAACAACTCAGAGTTTGAAGAGAAGCTTCTTTCTACACATTGGGACTGGTATCCTAAATCTTTTTATAAGACATTCTTTGATTTGACATCTGCTGAGTTTACAAAGGTTCTTGGAGAGCTGACTGGTATTGATGGGCTTATTGCAGACTATGGCTTACATGCTGGTGGAATGCACCTACACGCAAGCAATGGCAGACTTAACCTGCACCAGGATGCAAAGGTGCATCCAAAACTTGATCTAGTAAGAAAGCTAAACCTAATTGTTTATTTAAACAAAAACTGGGAAGATGAATGGGGTGGAGAGCTAGAGTTCTGGAGTGATAAGGACGGAGAGCCTAATGAGCTAGAGTTCTATGTCGAACCAAAGTTTAATCGTGCAGTCCTATTTGAAACAGATAGGGATTTTTGGCATGGTCTTCCAGAGATGATTGCTGCACCTAATGGTGAAAACAGACAAAGCATTGCCATCTTTTATTACATTAAGTCTGATGATGCTCTTGATATGCCAACAAGATCGAAGTTTGCATTAACTGATGAGCAAAAGATGAACCCAGAGCTTGTGGCTAAGAACGAAGAAAGAATGAGAACGGCTTTTAAATATGGAAGATAAATTAGTAGAACATTTGGATAATGTTAACAAGGTAGTGGAGAGGTACCTTGCTGGCAGTGATCCAACACAGATTTCTAAAGAGCTTGCTATGCCAAGACAAACTGTTGTTGGTTATATTTCAGAATGGCGACAGATGGCTGCAGATAATGCTGCTATTCGTGCTCGTGCTAAAGAGGCATTGGTTGGTGCTGACACACACTACAGCAAGCTAATCTCCAAGGCCTACGAGGTTATTGATGAAGCAACAACAACTGCAAATCTTAATGCAAAAACCCAGGGTATTAAGTTGGTTATGGATCTTGAGAAGACACGTATTGAGATGCTTCAGAAGGCAGGATTGCTTGAGAATAAGGAACTTGCCGAAGAAATGATTGAAATTGAGGAAAGACAAGAGGCCCTAATTCAAATTCTAAAAGACATTGCGTCTGAATATCCAGAAATTCGTGATGAAATTATGAGAAGGCTGTCTAAAGTTAGTAAACAAAAAGAAACAATAACGATTGTGAATAATAATGTTTGATGACTTTTTAGAGGCACTAAAGGCTGATAATTTTGAAGAGCGTCCAGTAGATGCTAAAACCTTTGTTGAGGGTGAGGACTATCTCAATCAGCCACCGCTATCTGAAATTCAGTATGACATTGTGGAGGCCATGAGCCAAATCTACAAACTGGAAGATCTTATTGATCTAATGGGAGAAACTGATGGTAGAAGGTATTACAAGAAGTATACTAAGAATGAAGTTATTCTTCAGCTGGGCAAGGGTTCAGGTAAAGACTTTACGTCTACGGTTGCATGTGCTTACATTGTGTATAAGCTACTTTGCCTTAAAGATCCTGCACGTTATTTTGGTAAGCCTAGTGGCGATGCCATTGATATCATTAACGTTGCTATCAACGCACAACAGGCGAAGAACGTATTCTTTAAAGGCTTTAAAACAAAAATTGAAAAGTCGCCATGGTTTGCTGGAAAGTATAACCCAAAGGCAGAGTCTATTGAGTTTGACAAATCTATCACAGTATACTCAGGTCACTCCGAAAGAGAGTCTCACGAGGGTCTCAACCTTATCCTTGCAGTTCTTGACGAGATCTCTGGTTTTGCTACAGAAATTGGAACTGGTAATGATCAGGGTAAAACTGCAGACAATATTTACAAAGCGTTCCGTGCATCTGTTGACTCTCGTTTCCCAGATCTTGGAAAGGTAGCACTACTATCATTTCCACGTTTTCCTGGAGACTTCATTTCTACAAGATACGATGCAGTAATTGCAGAAAAAGAAGTTATCACAAAACAGCATAAATTTATTATGAATGAAGATTTGCCAGCAGATGCTGAGGGTAACTCTTTAGAAATTGAGTGGGATGAAGATACCATCGTTAGTTATAAATATCCAGGTATGTTTGCCCTTAAGCGTCCTACCTGGGTAGTAAACCCAACTCGTAAGATTGATGACTTTAAGCTTGCATTCTTTACTGACATGGGCGATGCTATGCAACGTTTTGCCTGCGTACCTACATATATGTCTGATGCATTCTTTAAGCAAAGAGACAAGGTTCGTGCAGCAATGACTGTCAGAAATCCTCTAGATCAGTTTAGAAGATTTGAGCCATCATTTGAGCCAGATCCAGAAAAACTTTACTTTGTTCATGCTGACCTTGCACAGAAGCACGACAAATGTGCTGTTGCAATTGCTCACGTAGAAAAGTGGGTAAATGTCCAGGTAGTTAAAGACTATCAGCAAATTGCTCCAATCGTAGTAGTAGATGCAGTAGCATATTGGGAGCCAAGAATTGAAGGACCAGTTGATCTGTCTGAAGTGAAGCAATGGATTCAAAACCTAAGAAGAGTTGGATTCAATATTGGATTGGTATCATTTGACCGCTGGCAATCATTTGATATTCAGAATGAGCTGAAGCAGATTGGCATGAGAACGGACACTGTTTCTGTTGCTAAAAAGCATTATGAAGATATGGCTATGCTAGTCTATGAGGATAGATTGGCTATGCCTGCAATAGACCTGTTGTTCGAAGAACTAACAGAGCTAAAAATTACTAAGAATGGTAAGAATGTTGACCACCCACGAAAGCTGTCTAAGGACTTAGCAGACGCTGTGTGTGGTGCCATTTTTGGTGCTATAAGTCACACACCAAGGGACCTAAACCTTGAAGTTGAGGTTCATACCTTTAAAGATAGACCAAAGACTGAACTTGACAAGCAAAAAGATAGTGTGATACAATATAAATCTATGCCAAAAGAGGTAAAAGACTATTTGGATAGATTCAATTTAATCTAAACAAACAATATAGAAAAGGAAAACATATATATGACTTCACTTAAGAAGATCGCATTTGGCTTGGTTGCAGCCACAGCTATTGCAACATCACTCATTGCAACACCTGCAAGTGCTGCAGTATCTACTGCTCTAACTGTTGGCGGATCATCTGCTGTTGGCGGTACTGCTGTATCAGCACCTGTTGCACTTCCAGTACCTGCAGATAACTCTGTAGATGCTGCTGACGCACTAAAGATTGCCCTAACAGGCCTTGACACTGGAACTACTGTTTCTGCTGTCGCAACTAACGGTAAGATCGTTACTGCACTTGCAACTGTTTCAGCACCTGTAACTGCTGCTGCAGGTACTTCAAATGTATCAATTAACACTGGTACTGGTACTACTGCAGACATTTACGTATTCACTACAACTACTGCAGTTGGTACTGTAGCAGTTACTGTTGGTGGAAACACAACCACATACTACTTCCAGGGTACTGCTGGTGCACTAAACGCAATTGAACTTGCTGGTGCAACTTCAGGTGCTGCAGGAACCGTATACACTGCAACTGTACGTGGTGTTGACGTTTTTGGTAACACAAAGGGTGGTGCATCAATCAGCCTTCAGGTTGTAACAAACACTGCATCTACCACATATGCACTAACAACTGATACTGCAACTGCAACTCTTGGAACCAAGACTCAGGACATCACGCTTCCTGCTGCTGGAACTGTTCGACTCATTGCAACTGCAACTGTTGCATCTGCTGTTACTGGCCTAGCAACTCCTGTTGCTGTTCGTGTTGCTGATGTCACAGTTCGTGATCTTGCATCAGAGCTAACTGCTAAGAACGCTGAACTTGCTGCTGAGAAGGTTGCACATGATGCAACTAAGGCTGAGCTTGCAAAGGTAAAGGCTGAGCTTGCTCTTGAGCAGGCAAAGTCTGTTGCTGAAGCAAAGAACTCAGCATCTGCAAAGGCAAAGTATAACGCACTTGCAAACAAGTGGAACAAGAAGTTCCCAAAGGCTAAGGTAGCCCTACTTAAGTAATAGGTAGAAAATAGTAGGGGGAGGGAGTAAAATCTCTCCCCTTACTTGTCTAAAAATATTAGGAGTGAAAGTAGATGACAGTCAAACTGGTTTATTTTTCAAACCATTCTGGTAATACAAAAAGGTTTGTGGGTAAACTAAACTATGACTCAGTACAAATTCCAATAAAATGGAATGAAGAAGAACCCCTAATTGTTGACTTTAAGTATGTATTGTGTGTCCCAACATATGGTGGAGGCAATGACAACACATCAATTCCGAAACAAGTCAAAAAGTTTTTGAATGTTCCAATTAATAGATCAAATTTAGTTGGTATAATAGGTTTTGGAAATACTAATTTTGGAGAGCATTTCTGCAAAGCTGCAGATATGATATCTCAAAAAACTGGGGCACCAGTAATTGCAAGGGTAGAAATTTTTGGCACGTCAGAAGATGTGCAAAGAGTAACAGATAGGTTGGGAAATATAGATGGATAATTATAGTTATCATGAGCTAAATGCCATGCTAAACATTTATGGCAATGATGGAAAGATTCAATTTGATAAGGACAAGGCTGCTGCAAAAGCATATTTCCTTGACCATGTAAATCAAAATACAGTATTCTTTCATTCGCTAGAGGAAAAGCTTGGCTACTTGGTTGAAAACGAGTACTATGACAAGGCAGTTCTTGATAAGTACGATTTTGATTTTATCAAGTCTTTGTTTAAAGAAGCATACTCTAAGCGTTTTAGATTCCCAACCTTCGTTGGTGCATACAAGTTCTATACCCAGTATGCACTAAAGACTTTTGATGGTGAGCGATACCTAGAACGTTTTGAGGATCGTGTGTGTATGAACGCACTTATGCTTGCACAGGGAAATCAAAAGCTAGCTCTAGATCTTGTAGAAGAGATCATCTCTGGTCGCTTCCAGCCAGCTACGCCTACATTCCTTAATGCTGGTAAGGCCCAGCGTGGAGAGTTCGTTTCCTGCTTCCTGCTTCGCATCGAAGACAACATGGAGTCAATTGCACGTGCTATCAACTCTTCACTTCAGCTTTCCAAGCGTGGTGGTGGTGTTGCACTAAACCTAAGCAACATTCGTGAATCTGGTGCACCAATTAAGAAGATTGAAAATCAGTCATCTGGAATTATCCCAGTTATGAAGCTTTTGGAAGACAGTTTCTCCTACGCAAACCAGCTAGGTGCACGTCAGGGTGCAGGTGCTGTTTACCTAAATGCTCACCACCCAGACATCATGAGATTCCTCGACACCAAGCGTGAGAACGCTGACGAGAAGATTCGTATCAAGACCCTCTCCATTGGTGTTGTTATTCCAGACATCACTCTTGAGTTAGCTAAGAACAACGAAGACATGTACTTGTTCTCTCCATATGACATTGAGCGTGTTTACGGAGTTACAATGTCAGACATGTCTGTTACTGAGAAGTACCAGGAGATGGTTGACGATGCTCGCATTAAGAAGACCAAGATCAAGGCTCGTGACCTATTCCAGAGAATTGCAGAACTTCAGTTTGAATCAGGATATCCATACATTGTATATGAAGATACAGTTAATAACGCTAACCCAATCCAGGGTCGCATCAACATGTCAAACCTCTGCTCTGAGATCTTGCAGGTAAATACACCAAGCACCTACAATGCAGATCTTTCTTATGCTGAGATTGGCAAGGACATCTCTTGTAACCTTGGTTCCCTCAATATTGCCAAGGTAATGGAGGGCCCTAACTTTGAAAAGTCTGTAGATGTAGCAATCAGAGCATTAACTGCAGTAGCTGATATGTCATATATTGATTCAGTGCTTTCAATCGCTGAGGGCAATAAAAAGTCTCGTGCTATTGGGCTAGGGCAGATGAACCTGCATGGCTATTTTGGTAAGGAGAAGATGCACTACGGTGAGGAAGAGTCTATTGATTTTACTAACATCTATTTCTACACCATTCTATTTAATGCACTAAAGTCATCCAATGCAATGGCTAAAGAGACCAAGAGCCCATTTGACGGCTTCTGGAACTCTAAGTATGCTGATGGTACATTCTTTGTTAAGTATATTGCAAATGAATGGAAGCCAAAGACAGAGAAGGTCGCTAAGATTTTTGCAGATGCAAATATCCATATTCCTACACAGGAAGATTGGAAAGAACTTGCAAACAATATTATGAACTTTGGTTTGTACAACCAGAATCTTCAGGCTGTTCCACCAACTGGTTCAATTAGCTACATTAATAACTCAACATCATCAATTCACCCAATTGCGTCTCGCATTGAGATTCGCAAGGAAGGGAAGATGGGTAGAGTTTATTATCCAGCACCATATCTTGATAACGACAATCTTGAATATTTTAAGGATGCTTATGAGATTGGTGCAGAAAAGATCATTGATGTCTATGCTGCTGCCACCCAGCACGTTGACCAGGGTCTATCACTAACCCTGTTCTTCAAGGACACCGCAACAACTAGAGATATCAACCGTGCCCAGATTTATGCATGGAAGAAGGGTATCAAGACTATTTACTACATCAGAATTCGCCAGATGGCACTGGAAGGAACTGAAGTAGACAATTGTGTAAGCTGCATGCTATAATGGAGGACCTATGATTACAAGACCAATTAACTGGAATAAAGTTGAAGACCCTATTGATTTAGAGGTCTGGAACCGTCTAACCGCTAACTTCTGGCTGCCTGAGAAGGTACCTCTATCTAATGATATACAGTCTTGGTCAACTTTGCGTGACCACGAAAAGCTACTTACCGTTAGAGTGTTTACTGGACTCACAATGCTGGACACCATTCAGGGTACTGTGGGTGCTATGTCACTCATTCCTGATGCACGTACTCAGCATGAAGAGGCAGTTATTACTAACATTGCATTTATGGAATCAGTACATGCCAAGTCATACTCAAGCGTGTTCTCAACTTTGATTTCTACACAAGATATTGAAGAGGCTTTCCGCTGGTCAGAGGATAATCCATACCTTCAGAAAAAGGCACAAATTGTTCTTGATAGATACCATGGCGATGATCCATTGAAGAGAAAGGTTGCCTC